ATGTTAGCATCGGAGTTAAAGGTTTATCGTGACACATATCAACTGGTTAACACAATCGTGGATTATCAATCGAAATTTCCACGGCTTTACAAATATACCATTGGACAGAAAATGGTAAACGTGGCTCTTGAACTCTTTGAGTACATACAACTTGCAAACATGTTTAAGGATAACCGTTCAAGGCACTTGAACGGTTTCGTTGTAAAATTTGAGCTCTTAAAGGTGCTCATCCGCCTTTCAGCGGAAAGAAAGTTAATCACTCTTGGTCAACAAGCGAACATCGCCGGAATGACGAGCAGCATCGGTAAACAAATCACAGCATGGAAGAGTGCCACACAGGTACAATTACCTGTTGGGCAGCGAGAATCGCATTCATCAAGGATGATGTGAGAGAGCTATTTCTTTTATTGAATGGTCTATGCACTCCCATTGAGTTAAGACTAAGTAAGTCATAGAAACAACCGAGAACTCGGCTACGAACGCGTGGAATCTGAATTTCAGTAACGGCAATCGCTGGAACAATACTAAGGCGACGAACAAGAATCGGGTTAGGCCGGTTACAGCATTATTTAAAAGAAAAAAAAGAAAAGTGGTAGAATTAGAAGGATTATTTGAAGCTTATTACGACTGTCGTAAAGATAAACGTGACTCTATTAATTCCCTTAGCTTTGAAGTGGGCTATGAAGAAGGCCTTGTCGATCTGTGCAATGAAATCAATAGCCGCACATATAAGCCGTCTCGTTCTATCGCGTTTATCGTTGATCATCCCGTCTACCGGGAGGTGTTCGCTGCTGACTTTAGAGATCGAATTATACACCATTATATCGCATTGCGTATAGAACCGCTGCTTGAAGCACAGTTTACAAATCGCACTTTTAATTGCCGTAAAGGAAAAGGAACTTTGTATGGCGTGAAAAGGCTGCATGAGGATATACGGATGTGTAGCGATGGTTATACAAAGGATTGCTATATATTGAAAATGGATATTAAAAGCTTCTTCATGTCCATATCAAAAAAGCTACTAAACAAGCGTATGGATGAGTTTATACGCGAAAACTATAACGGTCCGGATAAAGAAGACCTGCGTTATCTGTCATCCATTACCATCCTGCATAATCCGGAAGAAAACTGCATACGTAAATCTCCGGAGGCAAAATGGCGTTTTCTTCCTCCAGGGAAAAGCCTGTTTTTGCAAGATAAGGACCTTGGTTTAGCTATAGGCAATCTTACATCACAGCTTTATGCTAACTTTTATCTAGACTCATTCGATCATTATCTGGAAGATACGTTAGGTTTTGTATTTCACGGAAGATACGTGGATGATTTCTATATAGTGGATGAAAATAAAGACAAGCTCATTGCTGCTATCTCTCCTATACGAAAATACCTGGAAGCTAAATGTAGGCTTACTTTACATCCAAACAAAGTGTATCTCCAACATTACTCAAAGGGCGTCAAATTTACAGGCGCAGTGGTAAAAAGAGATCGGATATACATTTCCAATAGAACGGTGGCTAATTTCCGAAACTTAACGTACAGACTGAACCATACGGAAATAAATGATTTTGAGAAGGTAAGAAAATGTACGGATGGCATGAATTCGTATCTGGGACTAATGAAACACACTTTGAGTTATGCCATTCGCAGAAAGAATCTAAGTAATATAGACAAGAAATATTTTAAGTATTTCTATATTTCCGGCCATTTTGAGAAAATCACAATAAAAAGAAAATATACAGATAAGACTAACGCTATAAATCGGGTTAAGAAAGGAGGATTGAATGGATACGACTAAGAGCGAGATATACCTTGATGATATCGACATGAAAGTGATTAACTTGTTAAAAGAACACTCTAAGATGTTGTTTATTGAACCACAGGGCAATAGGTATAAGATAAAGATAGAATGGAATGAGCAGGCGGAGTAATTTGCCTGCTCATTCCTACCATTAGACCGCTGTTACATCAATATATGTTGCCGCATCAACTTCATCCTGATTGGCAACTGATAAAGGTATACTATCCGAAGAAACCCAAAGCGAGTTCAGTATTTTCACGTATATAGCCGGTGTAGATTGGATGCGTTCTAAGATAATTTTAAAAGCCCCAGTATCATTATTAGTCCACAGCTTAAATCGTGGAGAGGTCGGAGTACTAGCTCCGCCAATACGACTAAGAGTTATTGTTGGTGCAGCATAAACACCCAAGTTTCTGTTGATTGACATATAGAAAAGCGTCATTGGACCACCACCGAAAGTTGATAAAGATATTAATAAGGATGTGGAACATATAACATCATCTCTGTTCAGTTCATAAACAACTCTTGAAACTGTGGTTTGTATCCTTCTTTCCATCCTAACCTCATTGGCGGGTTTTAATCCATTCTTCTCAGTTGTAGCCGCCGGGATATTGGTTATCAGTTCGTTTACTACACTTTCGTCATTTAGATATATTTTCTCCATAATCTGTCATTTTTAAGGGACGATTGTTTTACTACAGATTCATCCCGGTTAAACATTTTGTTTTATTCTCTTTCTGTTAATTTTTTATTCCACCCCATAATGTTTGGTTGTCACTCCATTTTTTGAGAAATAAATCCCATTAATAGGATTTATGAGGCATTCCCACATATTATCAGACCCTCTTGTTGCTTGCGACATCAAACTAATAGAGCTATCAGATATTGATGATGAGCTTATTAATTCATCGTCTAAATATCTGTTTAGCTTTATCCTCGGTAGGTAATTTATTTTTCCATTCCAAACTTCTGTGACAAATGAGATATTTCCAACCTCATTATCATCCTGGTTGTACATCTTTATACTTTTACTATTAGGATCAATTTCTATACGGGTACCATTGATAGAAGTCAAAAGCTTACCTATAATCTCGACATTGCCATCTTCATCGATCTTAAAAGAACCATTCGGAGATTGTATATTCTTAAAAATACCTCCATTCACCTTGACGGTATTACCTTCAAACAAACCCGTAGCAAAATCCAGAAGAAGATTGGGAGTGAAGGTTCCCGCATTAAACTCCTCATAATTCGATGTCGGATTGCCGTCAGCATCAACCCCCTGCTGCGAAAACATATAGTCTCCTAAAAAAACAGCACTCGCCAATTTAGCAAAGTTGGCCATCAAGATTTCCACAAAAATAGCCTTATAATCTTCAACAAGCACCCAAGTAGCGTTCGATCCATTTACGGCAACATCCTTCTGCGGAGAATTGATATTTGAGGGCATAGCCTGTCCTACCCATGACGTATTTTTATTCATTATATAATACTTTCCATCCAACACGTAAGGAGTTACGGTATCTGTGCATATATAGGTAGTCCATAAATTATACTCTCCGGCCGGATATGGGATACGCCCACTCTTTCCTGGATCACCCTTCTGGACATACTTTACACTTCTTGTTACAGTTGCTATCGGCATACTATTATGTTTTTAAATTTATGACACAGTTTCAATATACACACCTACGTCCGTACCAGCCTGTTCACACATCGCATAGGTCACAGTAAAGTTTGCCTGGTTAGTAGCCTGCCCTAGAACAAGCCCTACACTATCAATGGCGGTAAAGTTAAAGTTCATCTCCATCGCTTTAGTTGTCGACCCCCTCTTTACAACCATAGGAGCATACACCACCGTATCACTCTCTTCTGTAATCGTTTCGTCCGCCGGGGTTGGATTTGGAATAATTTCATAAGGGTCTGAAGCATCCATGACGCCTTGTATATCCGTACCTATCTCTGTTCCTCCCTGAGATACTACGCATTTAAAGTTGGAATAACTGTCAACCATGTCACCGGTAACGGTAAGTGTCTGCGCTGTCTGTCCGGATATAAGACTCCAAGCGGTGCCCACCAACTTATACCATTTATAAGTAAGGCTTGATGTGACCGCTACGCCCGCCTGATAAGTCATTGCTTTGAGTATACAGCTACCGCCTTTTTCGGTGATGGTATAATATTTGTTATCCCCAGCAGCAATAGTCACAAAGTAAGGAGAACCGGTAGCCCGACGAATAGGAATGTTGTACACAGCCTCTACTTTGTCGGTGACATTGCCATATACGACTGTCGCTTCCGCCTTAATGCTACAAGGGGCTGCACCGGCCGCCACAACCAGATTTTTCAAGATTTTCAATCCCCAATAATCCTGTGTTCCTGCAACGTATGGAAGCTTGCGAAAATGCCCCGTCTCACCGTTAAACACATTCGTGGAAACGTTATTGGTAAATGTTAGTTTCACGTCATTAAAATACCAGTCACAAGCAATGGGTACCGAAACACCCTCCGCCACACGGGATGAAGTCGCAATAAATACCAGCTGCGGTTGTGTCTGGGAAAAATCAGGCGATATCGCACCGATTGCGCCCACGGACCCTTCAAATTCCTGGTAAAGGTCTCCGCTTGGAGACTGGATAATAGTCGTGTAAGTTCCCGCCTTGGGCGAAAATCTTACAGTGGCTTGCTTGGTTGCTACACTCATACTTCACCCTCCTTATTTATTTCCGAATTTTCCTCTTCAGCCGGAAGTTTCTCCGAAGAAGATAGAAATCTTTCAGGCGTAGTAACCTTTACCGGATGGTCAGTACCATCCACTTCTTCTTTTGCAGCGTTGGGGGTCAACACGGCTCCGCCACAATAAGCCGCGCGGGAAAAAATATCATCGCCGGGAAAACGCAGTACGTCAGCCTGCCACAATAGATAATTTCCGTCTGCCGTCTTATTACGGATACTTGTCAATCCCATTGACGCAGCCACCTTCTCTGTTACTTTGATGTAATTAGCCATATTCTTAAGATTAAATTGTTATTTTGCTATTATCACTTTATCAGCGCTCGCCAATATTGCCTTCCCTTCGCTGGTTGCCAATATTTTATAATTGCCCCTGTCTGTCATATCCACACCTAATAATCCGCTTGTAACGTTGCTGGCAGAAAGAGAGGGGGATTCGCCGGTTCCGATAACTGTACTATCCTTGTACCAGGTTGCCTTCAGTTCCTGCATGGCATTGTTTATAACACCCTTTGCCCCCGTTACCACCACTTTGGGATTTACGGACGCCGTGCCCGGAGCAATACGGTTCGGTATGTTGGTTATATCGTAATCATAATCCGGGAGGCGCCGTACAATAGTAGTAGTAGCTGTGGGGTCCGCATCTGTCGGCGATGCAGCCGGAGAGCCATCAGGGGAAAATGTCGCCTTGCAGATGTAAGTCTCCTTTTCTCCGATTGCCTCTCGATCAATGACAAGCACGTTATCATTCACGCTTACCACGTCAAGATCGAACTCGTCAGAACCGGCAAGGGTCAGGTTGCCATTTTCACGACGTTTGTACCAGAAGAATTTTCTTTTTGCAGATACACCGGTAAAATCAGTTTCACCCGCCATCAGAGTAGCTACTATGGTTTGCTGTACAGGGTCCTCCCAAGGGTTGTATAAATGTGTCGATTCACTATCAAGCGTCAATAACGGATTAGCGTCGGTAGCATTGATACATTTTATTAATTTAGATTGCCGGTAAACAATGATCTGATTTGTACGCGTATCCAGGTATTCCGCATAAAAATCTAACGTTATAGGATGTAGGAGTGCGGCGTTCTTTTTAACCTTGATCTGGCCTTTATTGACGCCTTCCTGAGTAATCTCATAACTGGCATTAGTCGTTTCAATCAGAGTCCTGTTGCCATCTATGATTTCATACCATTTAAGATTGGTAAGAGAGGAATTTATATTAAACCCCTTAATAATACCATCCTTGTCAACAACATCACATTGAGGCAGCAACACCAGCGGAGTCAGGGTATAGTCCGCCTCAAAAATTCCGGTCACCGCATCATATGTTTGTAATGATGATACGGAACCAACCTCATTAATCGCCATATGTACGCTAAGAGGTTTGTAGTTTACTTCTATTTTCTTTGTCTTCATATCACAACTTCTATTTCATCAGGGTATACATTCTTACCATCACGCAGCAGAACGGCAGCCTTAAATTTACAGGAACCGACCTGTACAAAGTTCGCTCCAAGATCGTCACGCCTAAGCACCAGCACTTTTCCCGTATCGGCATGCTTCACTGCCCAAGCGTTATCTTCCGTGACATTGCCACTATCCCGCGTCCACTCCACATCAGCATCAAGTATATATTCCGTAACATCCCGGTTATATAGCATTCCGGTTATAGTGAGTGTATCCAGATCATCAACAAGATTGCCGTTCTCATCCATCTTATCCAAGTCTATCCTCCAATCATTGGCAGAAGATATGTCAATAGAGAAGTTTGGATTTCCCTCTTTCATAGCCCATCCTGTCGAACCGAATCGGGGCTCATCAAGCGTGCCGTTAATCAGGCATTGCCAGCGACACCCGTAATGCCACACGGTATCCGCAGATGTAGAAGACACAGAATAGGGATTATCAGAAGCTGCAACCTCGGCACTCCAGTCTCCGCGATCCACAAGGGAAAGAACAGGAATTCCCGGATATTGAATCTGTAGGCGCTCCTGAAAGGCTATACCCCTGCAATAGACATAGCTATGCCGGTAATTTATAGGCAGATTATCAAACAATGACAACTGTTTCAGTCTGCCGATGATAATGGCATAGTTATTTTCTTCCAATATTGGCTTTGTCACGCCATCAAGCATGCAGATACATTTTTCGCGGGTGGAAAGATACCAGTATGCCTGACGATCTTCATTGACCGGATTACCGCGACGCGTTATTATCATCAATGGTTCCGGCGGGTAATTCTTTCCACCCGGAACCTCGCTGTCCGGATACAAAACGGCAGTAATCGCATTGGCGGAAGTATCCACATGCAGGACGCGAAGCCAGGATGTGTAATATACTCCGGAACCTGAAGCAAGATCGTTGACTATGCCATAAATAATATCATTTTCAGCCAAGGCTGTAAAATCGTTATCCCAACGCTTACGGAGCGGCAAACGGTAGGTACCATCTTCCAATAGTTCGACACTCTCAATCGTGCCAGATTCGGAAAACGAATAATCACTTTCTATGGCAGAAAGACGATTAAAGATAAGTTCTAAAACGGTCAGCGATGAGCGCAACTCCATGCGGTCTGCTTGTATTAATCCATCTTTAGCAATTATTCCACTACCTGCAATCAGTGAGTCAATAATATCCTCACCTATTTTTAATCCTGCAAAAACCCTTGCATCTCCATTTACTACGATATCCTGCAAAAAGGTGATAATCCCATAAGCCACATCATCGCTTAATCTGCTCAATGCATTTTTAGCGATTTCTCTAAGAGCTCTACGGGATGAAAAAGCTGTATATTCGCTCGGTGCTTCCGCATCTCCTGTTTTTAACAGACGCACCATTTGCGCAACCTCCTGCGCAATGACATACTGCATATTATTGATTGAACTGTCCACCGTTGACTTCCAAGAGGTATTTACGGCATTGGTGCATTCAATAGTCGCCTCGCTCAGATTATTCAATTTACGCACCACGCGTGTAATACGGCTATCCCGATATCCTTCTTCAAAGTACAAGGTACTGTTCAACCGAACACGCTGTCCAAGCAGCAGTGGCACATTATTAGCATCCACATAGATATAGTCCGTTTCACCGGTGTATATGGATACATCCTTGCTATATTCTTCCAAAAAATCATCTACAGCCTGCTTGTATTGTTCTTCCGCAACCGGATAATAACTATCCGGCATACGGATATCTGTCAGTACATAGGTATCACCAACTTGCGGTATCAGATTTCCGCCGGGAATCTGAGTATCCTCATCAGGATATGTGTTTATAATTTCGAATTCCTTCTCATCGTTATGCCAGACACATTCAAACGTTCTCCCGGACAGGTCTCCTGAATCGAACGTCATACTAATCTCCTTTCCGGGAATCATATAATCATCCGGATTGAAAGGAAGGTCCGCATCACTGACGTAATATACGGTAAAATCTCCCGTCTCCTCATTTGTTTTTTCTTCGGAACGTGTAGACGATATGGTACCGGTTCGATGGGGAAAGATATTTGCAAATGCGGATTCTTCCCGGTGCTCTTTAAGCCCAAGGTTGGTATTCAGGTCGATATATTTTGCCCGTGAAGGAAGCTGTAACGTTGAATATCCGTATACAGAAGGATCAATATTCTTACTGCTACCTACGGGGATTAAACGCGTGAACCATTTGATGGCGTTTGTATTTTCTTCCTGGGAAAGACCGGATTTCAAGCCTTTTCCATAGCCCAGTTCCACTTTCTCACCACGCTCACATTTGGAGATATTCAGATATTCACCGTCCATCCACCATTCCGTTTCAAAAACTTTTGCAATCTCTGATGCAGCATCCCAGCAATATACACCATTAAAGTTAATGTTTTGCCGGTCCGCGGTTATGGCTTCACCTACACGCCATAATACCCCATCAGTATTGCGGTTCATGTTATCCACCAGTTTTTGGAGGAATTCCAGCGGAGTCCCGTCGTAGGCGAATACAGACTCCAGGTCGTCATCACTCTGGTTCAGACGGCAGAAAAGGATATCCTCCATATCATGCTCTCGGCCGTAGAAACTGATGTTATATGTATACTTTTGAGTATTCGATTGTTTCGGACGGTACTCTTTCTTGACGGAGAATTTACGATCATCAACAAGTATATAATCACCTACCGAAAGAATAAAGAATTCCCATGTAGAAAAAGTAACGCTCACCACATGCTCAACACCTACCTCTTCCGTCCATTCGGAATTGGAGTTAGGGCTTACGATCTTCTTTACCTCTCCGGTTTTATTATATATTGTCAGTTCCATTGAAAAAGTTTTTAAACTGTTTTAAATTCCACCTTAAAACTCTGGTTTGGGTTCTCTGAAAGTAACTGAGAATCCGGCTACTTGTTGTCCCGTATCCCGCAGCAAGGTAAACTGGCTGTACTTCGCATATTTCTTCAAATACACCTTGTAAGTCTTGCCTATTTCCGGCACACGAAGTTTCAACCATCCAGACCTTAACAACGTTAATACATTGTTATATCGTTCATACCATGAAGCTCTAGTGTTTGCCACAATGGCCATTTTAAGAGTGATATCCCTTGCCTTGTATTTGGGTATCAGTTCATCCGGGAGCTCTTCTCCATTATGCTCACGATATTCTACCGCTGTATATTCTTTCATTTCCGGAGGAAGCATCAAGGCGTCATAATTAGCATGGTCGTCCTGATTCTCTTCCCACAGGAAACAGCCGTATGTGGCCATATCCGTATCATTGACAAATAATAATCCGCTTTCCACCACCATATTTTACTCTTTTAACTTAACACCCCTATTTTTCATCTCCGATATATTATCAGATATATCCGATAGATGTCTCAGATAATAAGAATTCTCTGCCATAATCGCTATTGAATCCGCCATCATTTCCAGGTTATCTGACAGACTGTTATCAATGGAGATAACATGGTCCAGCATTGCGTTTCCGATACCTTCCAGCTTTCCTGCCGTTTCCTCAGTAATGGAGGTCACCATTCCGGCACGCCCCGTTTGATTATAGTTCTCATCGCTGGACCATCCAAAAAGAGCCTTCAAATCATCCCTTTCCTTAAGGGCATCCTCCACTATCTTATTCCACCTGTTCTGAAGGTCTTTATACGCATCCTCATTAATATCTCCGCCACGGCTGTATTCAACAAAACTTTCATACCAGTTTTCAAGCTGTCCTGCAAACTTATCAGCAACCATATCGGTAAGTATCTTGCGCTGCATATACTGTTCAAAGTTGTCGGCAAAATCCTCCGCATCACTGCTCATATCCATGAGCGTATCCAGAAAGTTATTCCGAATACTGTCAAAGGAAACTTGCGTAAGCTGTTCTTTCACCTGTTGCTGGATATCTTCCAACTTTTCGGAACCTTCAATGATACTATTCAGATAATCACGCACGTCGTCGTCCAGTTTCGCCCAGAAGGTCGGGGCTTCTCCCTTTAATTTCTCCAGCTGTTCCACTGACAGGTCAAAAAGTCCGGTCATACGACCTTCACCGATCTGGAATTCATCGAATGCACTGCCAAGCGCCGCACGCGCTTCGTTCCATTCGGTCGTACCCATTCTCTTACGTTGGCGTTTACCAATGGAACTGGACCACATGCTGGCTCCGGAATTCAAACGCTCACGCCCGAGTATGCGGTAAGACTCTATACTTTTATTCAGCAGTTCTTCCGCCTCACGGCCTGCCTTATCCGCTTCAGCTCCATAGCTCATATCGATATATTCCCTTTTCTTATCGATGAGTTCGCTCCATATCTCATTCAGCTTGCCATACTCCTCAACCATATCATTGTAATCCGAGTAGTCTGCACCTTTGAACAGCTTATCCGCTCCGATCCAGCTCCACGGGTTCCAATCCGCGCTCATAATACCACTTACCATGCTTCCGATGCTGGAGAATATATTGCCAACGAATTTATCAATGCCGACTTCTCCGATGGAATCAAGGATGGCGAATATTGCGCCTATGAGTCCTCCAATCTTCTGGCCACTTTCCGTGAAGACATCGGCAAGGTCTCCAACAATACCTCCCAATGTGGAAAGACTCATTTCTGATGTTGACCCCAGCTGCCTGATGGCATTCCCCAACAGTGTGAGATTAGATATCGTCCGGTTGGTAGCATTCTCCACTACGCTTTTAGAACCGATCATCTCGCTTTCCGCCTTATTCTTTTTTTCACGCGCTGCCTCTATGGCCGATTCATCTCCGGATTGCAGAGCTTTATTCAATTCCTCCTGTGCTTCAGCGACCTTTCTCACTTTGCTTTCATAGTCGGACAGGGCTTCTCCAAGACCTCCGAAGAAACCGTCTTTGTCTACCAGTGCTGTATTTATATTATTCAAGGCTTCCTCGACAACTTTTATGGTCTCCGGGGAGGCGCTTTTCCTAAATTCCGGAGAGTTCTTAAAGGCTATAAGCTGTTTTTTAACCCCCTGCAACTGCTTGCGTGTAACAGCCTCCAGATTGCCGAATACCATCTCCCAGTTAATTTCCTTCTTCAAGTTTTGAAAATCAAATTCAGACAAGGCCTGTCCCATTTGCTTTTCAAGGATTTTCTTTTTATTTGGGTCTTGCTCCTCGGCGATTTTCATAGCATATTCCTGAGCGATGGCAAGACGTTTCTGCTGAGAGGTGCCGAACAGCTTGTTGTATTCGTTCCATGCTTTGGCACTATTGGTAAGAAACTCATTTTGAATTTCCGTATATTCCTTGATGTAAAGCTGATAGGCGGCAAGACGGCTTTGTTCAGCAGTGCTTTTGACCGCCTGATCTTCTGCCGGAGACACCTTAGTTCCAGCCTTCCTGGCTTTCTCAATCCGGGCAAGCTGGTCACGTTCCTCTTTGTCAATTTCGGCAATAGAGTCTTTGTATTCCTTACTTGCCTGAGCCATGCGTTTTTCACGACCATCACGCATTATCGCTATCAACGTTTCCTCCAGCTTCTTCTGAGCACGTATGCGAGCGTCGGCAAGTTCATTCTGGTAATCAAGAGTTGTTTTTCCGGATGTTTTATGATCTTTCGTGTCATACACTTTCAATGCTTCTTGCGATTCCTTTAATTGCTTTACAGCATCTTGATAATTCTTAACAATGTCTTTATCTATCCCAAGAGAAAACAAATCCTTTCCTTCCTTTGAAGCTTCATCCAATGTCTTTTTTACATCTGACTTGATTTTTTTCAATACACCTTCCGCGCGTTCCTGCTGCTGCTTCCAATAATCATACGTTTCTTCTTCTGGTTGAGGAAAAAGGTCAAGAGTATTAATATGGTTTGAGATGGCCTCTATATTCTTATCGTAATTTGATATATTTTCAACGATTCCATCATAAATCGCCTGCTGCTTCTCTAGTTCAGAGTTAGCCTCACTCAATTCATCATTAGCCTTTGATAATGCGCTAGAAGAGCCATATAATCCCTGTCTTCTAGCCTGTTGAGCCGCCTCTTTGTCTAGTTGAGCCTGCTCTACGCGTCTTTGCGCTTTCATCAATGTTGCCAACTGAACCTTTCGTTTAGTATCTTCTCCCTCTCTACGCACGGACAGTTCAGCAATTTTATCAGCATAACTTCTTGCTACAGCATTAGCATATATCTCTTTGCTGAGAGATTTATATGCTGATTCTAGTTTTCCCAAGTTTATATTTTCCCCATCCAACACATTGGCATATTGAGGATATTTTTTTAACCATTCATTGGCGGCAGCTGTGCGTTCCTTGGCAGAAACAGCAGTGTTTTTTAATTTATTGTAGAGTATATCCAGTTGCACTTGTTCATCCTTAGTATCCTTAGCAGCGTTTTTTCTTGCCAACGCCATTTCCTGTTCTGCGGACAATAGATCAAGAGTAGCATCTTTGGCTTTAAATAAACCTTTTGCCCATTCTCCGATTTCTTTACCATATACCACTGTAATGGTGATAGCAGCCGCCATCGCGGTTTGCCAGGAAAATAAGGATGAAAGCAATTGTTTCCATACGGGAGTCGCCTTTTGTCCGGCAGCGATCAAACGCTCGTACTCTTTTCTTGCGGAGGCCACCGCATCAGTAAACATCGGTATATTATTACTGATAGCCAGAAAGAAGATTTGCGGTCCCATAGCCAGAGCAGGAAGTTCCCTGGCAATCTGTTGCAAACTCATCTTAACATTATTCAGCTTAGGAGCGGGATCGTCTGCCACTAAGGGTGTAGAACTGGTCTGTTTCTTTTGCTTCTCATATTGTTCCAGTTGCTCCTTCAATTTGTTAATAACTCCTGTAAGCGCTTGTACGTCCGCCAAGTCCTTGTCGCTGACAATTCCCGTCTTTCCGGATTCTTTGGTTATCTGTCCATTCAATGCCTTCAGCTCAGCCTCCAGCCGTGCAATGGCCACCTCTATATATTTGGACAGGCCATCCATATTGCCTTCAACGGAACGCATTCCAGTTAAGGTCTTGTCATCCAGCATTATTTCCAGTCTTACAGGCTCCATAACTACAACCCTAATTTTGTTTGATAATATTCAGTCGTAAAATTCCCGGACCTGTCTTTCAACCCCTTGGCCCGTTCTTCCTTTTCCTCTTCAGCGGAAACATATCGGGACACATCCATATTCATGACAAGCAACTCCGCATAACTGAGCTTCCAAAGAATATAGTGCTTTGACAGCCCGAAGCGTTCCATACTTTGTGCAATGATACCGAGAATGCTATGTGGAGGTTCCTGGTGCCCCTTTAACTCATTCCCTGATTTTGGCTTCCGATTGGGTTTAGAATGCTTTCCACTTTTGACGCCAATGGAATAATACTGCAAAAAGACTTTATATCAATACCTTTAAGCAGATGGATCATCGCCTCCGTAAGCATGGCCGGATGAACGCGCCATCTGAGATACCATGCCACCGGCTTTACAAAGAGAATTCCCGAAATATACCCCGTGCATATTGAAAGGGCTACCATTTCACTAACCGCCTTTCCATTTTCCGCGATGAATTTCATACGCTCATCATAACTCATATCCTCAACCATTTGAGGAGTGACACCTATCTTCAGATAGCGTAAAGCGATCCGCAGGAGACATCCTCCCGGCGGGCGGCGCATCACTAGGCGAGAGCCGCCCTTTCTTCCGAAAAGACGTTTGGGAATGACAGGGATACGTATTCCTATGTCGAGCAGCATTTCAGCCGCCTGGCGTTTCTCTTCCGTTCCCATTATTCACTCTCCGGCAATTCACTTGAAGGCGGGACCTGTCCCGGCGCAAACACCTTATACGGACTCTTGCCTGTGCCGGCATCCTGCATTTCAAGCTCACACTCGATACCAAGCACGTTGGTAAAGTTGATGCCGTTACTGAAATTGCATGTCAGCGTACCATTGTAGATGCGGATGGTATGTCCGGACGTACATTCAATGTCGAATATGCCGGATACCTCCTTGTCTTCGGTAGGTGGTGTGTAATTCCCGCTTTCGTCAACTTCTCCACCCATTACCTGTTTCATGTTTTCACCCGTCAGTTCAATCAGGGTAAGCGTCCAAAGCTTGGTTCCGGGTGAAGACTTCAACACCTTGAACGGCGCGCTGCGTTTTTGTGCCGCCCAAATACGTGTCTTGGTTGGGGCGTCACCGCCGGGTTGCAACCCGTCCTCTGAGATCAACCCCAGATTCACTCCATTGTATTTCAGATTGGTTACGCCATAAATGGCGCCATCATTTGTTACAGCCATATCATTTACTTTTAATTTTTTCTTAACTTATTCTTGAACCATCGGAGGAATAAGAAAAGCACAATAGCCAGAATCATACCTCCTGCGATTTTTATCTTTATCCGTTGCCAGAATGACAGTTTCTCCTCCCGCTTCTTTTCTTCTTGCGCCACATTGGAGCTTTGCCTTTCCGACGATTTCCTTGTTATTACTTTTTTCTGCAAGTCTTCTGTTTCAGCAGCAATGCTGAGACCTCCCTTGCCGTCCGACTCCACCTTCAGACCGATGCCGTTCTCTTTCACGCTAATACCAAACCCTTGAGGAAGTTTACCTATCATCAGGAGGTGGTCTTGAGGCAGTGGCAGGTTCATCCGCGTCATCGGGACCGACTCGTAGGTTGTTACCTCGGTTTCGGTCCTGGAAAGAGAGTCCGAGCGGACGATTGTTCGGCTCTCCCTGCCCGCTGCGCATCCATACAACAGCAGGACAACACTCAGCATACTTACATTGATAACATTTGCGAAGCGCCTGCTCCAAATTGATAATTTTCTCATTGACCTTTCTGATTTGTTCCGATAATGCAAGAGTAGTCTGAGACAGGTCATCATACAACTGCTTGTATGTGCCTTCACTTTCTTTGACCGCCCGGACTTTATAGACCTTGCGGTCCTTGTACCAGCCTATCGCCATAGCCAGACATCCCGTAGGAGCCAGCCAATCCTGCAATATTGTTAATATAGAATTCCAGTCCATGCGTATGTACATTACATAATTATAAGAGGTTCCATCCGGACTCAACGTCCGCCATAACAGCAAGCTTGCCATTTTCCACCAGTGAGATCGCGGATGCGAAAGCGCACATTGTCGCCATATCATCCACATCGGGCACATAGCTTTCCGGTACTTGCATCTCCCGACATACGCGCGTGATGTAACCGGATGTGTTGTTTTCCGATGGTGGCGCCCATCTTTGAATAAAATCGGCAATGGTCCGGCAATGGTATAACCTGCGATAATTCTGCAACAACTTTATCAAAGCCCGGTAACCATACGCCATATTTTTAAACTGGCAGAACGACTTGTCCTGTGATGGCCGAACCTCTCCCTGCCACAAGGTGGCAGAGAGACGTATATTGCCGGGATTGTTATTTCTCAGCCCCCGTGATACAGCCATAGTTATTCATCCTTTTCGGTATTCGCAGACACAGTAGCCGCCTCCGTTTCTGAACCGGACTCGGAAGGCAGAACAATCTCTTTCACGTCACCCTGAAACCATGTCTTGCCATCGTAATAGAGGGATACGGTCTTACCCGCCGGAACGTCAACCGCCTGGACGGTCGCCTTATATGCGGCCGCTTTATTGTGTACGGTCAGACACGCGCCGGGCAATACATCGGTAGCTACGATGTTATATGTAGTAGCGGCGGTAGGAGTCAGTTCAACCACATCGTTTTGCGTTACCATCGTAATTGTGGTACCTGCTACCGTGATTGCATTGCCTTCACGCACATCAAGCATCACGACTTCTTCTCCGAATGCCGTATTGGTGTCCGCAGTCATCAGCATCTTGAAGAAGTAGCGCTCACCTGCATTGGTCAACTTGTCGATCTGCACGACATTAAAGTCATTTTGCAAGTTAACCGCCCCCCAAAGATTGGACTTGTCCGTTGGTGTGGCCACCGTTCCGATTATCAATCCGTCCGGCCATGAAGCTACCGTCTTGATGGTAGTTCCCTTAAAGCGCAGGGAGTTGGTATCCGTCCAGTTGGCTCCCTTGGCATAACGGAGGGTCAGTTCATCATCATAACGGTCAGCGTCATTCACGGACATGATATACACAAAGGAGGGATTGTTTCTCAACACCTGCGGAGTAGCCTTACGAACACGCATCAGGCGAGTAACCATTGAATCTTCAGCGGAAGATTTGACGCGGATCACTTCAGGGTCTTCGAAGATACGCATCAGGATACCATTGAACAGATGGTCATCATCCGTATCGTCGTCCACATAAATACCGTTTACAAAGTGGTCGCCCAATTCAAAATCCACCTGGTCAGCCAATGCGGAAAGCATGGTATTCTGAACCTCGGGAGGTAACTCGCGGAATACCAACTCACCCTTCGGCTGGAAAGGACGCCACACTTGTTCGAATGAGCGCGGGTTGAATGTGGTGAAAGCCATGAAGTCAACCGGCTTCAGCTCTTTCTCTGAATAATCGAAATCGCCCTTTGAGTCTTTATCTTCCGGCTGTTCGACACGCTTACGAAGCATCCGGCCGACTTTCATACGGGGAATGGAATACTTCTTCTCAACGTTGGGAACAATGTTAATAAGCCCCTTCTGGACCAGCTCGTTGCCGGTAGAGGCCTTGGTGAGTATCTTGGCAAGTACCTCACCGTCGTAATTGGTGTTTTTAATATTAATCATACAGTCTTTTTTTTAATCGTAACCGTTGTTTTTCTTGATTCTTTCCCAGTTCTCCTTCCATACGTCCTTGTGATCCAAAGGCTGATCGATCACATTGCTAATACGTTTCTTCGCAGGAAGGGAAGCCACAAGAGCTTTGCCCTGCTCATAGTCCTTTTCAAGCATGGCTTCATAGGCAGGGCGTTGAGCCGGAGCAAAACGTTCTTCTTTCTCCGCCTTATCCAGGAATTCCTTCATTTCCTGTTTCCGGGCGTCCGCCTCCTTTTGTTTATACCCCTGAATCTCCTGTTTCAGTGTCTGGTTCTCGGTGGCAAGGTTGTCGTACTTTCCGGCCTTGTCTTCCAGCGTGCCGATAATCCGTATCATATCGGCTTCGCTCGCGCAGTTGGCGAACGCTGTTCTTGTCTTTAATTTTTCAAACATAATCGTTTCGGGATTTGAGTTAGTATTCAGCCGGTTGTTGAAGATGGCATAGATATCTTCGTTGCTGCTTTCTTCGGGAACCGGTTCTTCCGTATCGTAAATGCCGTCAATAAAACCAAGGGCCAACGCCTCTCTTGCCGTCAGCCAATGGTCCTTGCCGTCAAAGTAGGTATCCTTTATTTCCTGTTTATTCTTTCCTATGCGGGTGGCATACATATCCGCCAGAGTGTCTTCCAGGTCTTCAACCTCTTTAGCCGTATCCAGAAGGTCCTGCTTATTGCCGTAGCATCCGCCATAGATATTATGTAGCATCAGACGCGCATAACGGCTCATCTGTACAGGTTTACCGCAAAGGGCTATCACACTTGCCATGCTCGCAGCGACACCATCCACATAGATACGTATGTCCGCATCACTATTACGTATCGCGTTAAAAATAGCAATACCCGCATAGACGCTACCACCTAAAGAATTTATACGCACATCTATACTCTTATACTGTGCGGCATAACCGTACAGTTCCGCTGCAATATCGACGTCGTTAATCATGCCGCCTATATCTCCATAAAGGAGGATACATGCCGTATCAGGTGATGGAATGATATTAAAAAATGTCTTTTTCATCGCTTTCGCTGTTTTTTGCTGCAAAGATGAACACTTTTTTTACCACCTGCAACCCTCATTACACATGATACCTTTTTATCGTTGCATGATACGCTGTTAAAACCTTATCATAAATACAACCTATTGTATATCATTTATTTATATGCGAATTTTGCAGGTAAATAAGATGAAGCTATGGCAGATTTAAAGACAGAAGAAAAGAAAGCGCTCGCTAAAGAATTATTCCTAAAATGTGACCTTACTTTGGAAGAGATTGCCGGAAGAGTGGGAGTAACCCGGCAAACCATCGCCAGATGGTCATACGCAGGCGCATGGAATGAACTGAAAGCAAGCCTGTCCATCACGCGGGAACAACAGATTGCATACATGTACAGGCAGATATCCGAGATAAATGAGAAGATATTATCACGCGACCCCGGAGAAAGGTATGCCACTGCATCTGAAGCTGACACCTTGAACAAACTGGCGGCATCCGTCAAGAAGATGGAGATCGATATCGGAATATCAGACATCATCAGTGTCGGAATGAGGTTTATCAACTGGCTGCGCACTGCCGATCTGGACAAGGCCAAAGAATATACTGTATTGTGGGACCTTTTCATTAAAGACCAGATAGCCAAATGAGATTAACACCCGATGAAAGACAATCTTATGCCGCATGGGAAGAGTTCAGGTTGAACATGGAAAGGGCCACTCCTGCGGAAACGGGCATGACGGAAGCTGATAAAAAGAAAAAGCTGAAGCATCTGGAAGCCAGTCCTATAGAGTGGATCATATACTTTTTCCCGGAATTCGCAAAATATGAATTTGCTGATTTTCATATCCGTGCGATTAAAAGATGCACCACGCATATGGAGTGGATGGAAGTACTGTCCTGGGCACGAAGTCTTGCAAAGAGTACCGTAGTCATGTTCATCGTGCTTTATCTGGTACTGACCGGAAAGAAAAGAAATGTCATCATGGCCAGCGCTACCGTGGATGCCGCCAAAAGATTACTGGCACCCTACAAGAAACAACTGGAAACAAATGCGCGGCTGAAGGCATATTACGGCAATCAGGTAACACTTGGAAAATGGAGCGAGGAAGAGTTTATTTTAAAAAACGGAGCCTCATTCCGCGCCATCGGTGCAGGAAGCGCGCCGCGCGGATCGCGCAATGACATGGACCGTCCCGACGTACACTTGCTGGATGACTTTGACACGGATGAGATATGCCGTAATCCGGACAGGCTGGACGCACAATGGAAATGGTGGGAAGAAGCACTTTATGGTACACGTGATATCGCAGTCAAATTGCTGGTTATCTTCTGCGGAAACATCATAGCAAAGGACTGTTGCATTGTACGCGCCGGAAAAATAGCCAATTCTTGGGATATCGTAAATGTGCGCGATGCCAACGGTATCTCCACATGGCCGCAGAAGAATACCGAGGAAATGATCGATGCCGCACTTTCAAAAACCAGCACTGCCGCCGTGCAGAAAGAGTATTACAATAATCCGGTATCGGAAGGAAAGATATTCAAGAACCTGATCCGGGGAAAAGTGCCTCCGTTACGGAAATTTAAGTTCCTGGTCATTTACGGGGACCCGTCACCCGGAGAAAGCAAGAAAAAACAGGCTAGTTTCAAGGCGGTGTGGCTGATGGGAAAGTTGCAGGGCAAACTGTACATCATTAAGGGAAGGCTGTTCCGGGGAAGCAATGAGGAATTCATAGAAGCATTTTTCGACCTCCATGATTTTGTCGGAGGAAAAACAAATGTCTATTCCTATGTTGAAAACAACAAGCTTCAGGACCCATTTTTTAAACAGGTCTTAAAAAGGCATTTAAACCGCCTGAAAAAAAGGATGGGAGTCCAGCTGAACATAATCCCCGATGAGGATAAGAAAACCGATAAGGCGACACGTATCGAAGCCAACCTCGAACCGTTGGACCGGGAAGGAGAACTTGTATTCAATGAAGAAATGGAGGACAGCCTGGACATGAAGGAGCTGCTTGACCAGTTTAAGCTCTTCGATATGACACTTTCTTATCCGGCGGACGGACCGGACTGCATAGAGGGGGGCAACAGGATCATTGACAACAAAACCGCATCAATGGAGAAAACGTACACTCAATCCCGCGCAAGTTTGCGCATGTATAACAAATATAGGAGGTGATTATGTCGGAATTTATAGAGATGAAAGATTATGACGCAACCATCCATCAGGAAATACTGAACGCCGTGACGCGTGAGGATGACGCCATAGTAGAGGTATGTGAAGACCAGGCTATCGCGGAAATGCGGGGATATCTTGAGTCGCGATACGACTGCGATAAGATATTCGCCGCGAGAGGTAATGAACGCAATGCGCTCATACTGATGTTCGCCAAGGATATCACCATATACCATGTGATGTGCGTCCATAATCCGCAAAAATTTGCAGAGATACGGAAAGACCGGTACGAAAGGGCCATTGAATGGCTAAAGGGCGTCAGCCGGCTGGAAATAAGCATTGCAGACGTGCCTCTGCTTGATAAAGACACCCTGAAAGAGAAAATGCCTTTTCAGATGAGAAGCAATCCAAAACGAGTCACACATTATTGATATGGGAAGAAAAAAGAATAAAGGACGGATCACCGTCAGCGGAAATATGCCGCTTCCCGGACGCAAGGAACCCGGAACGGTCATCATCACTCAGCCCAAAAGGTTCTTCTTGGACATGAGCGCATATATGATGGCGGTCAAAGGAGCGGAGAATGTAGATTTCACACAGCGTGTAAAGCTTTACGACATGTATGCCGATATCCTGTCGGACGGTCATCTGTCAAGTGTCATAGAGAAAAGAAAGGCTGCGCTTCAATGCTCGCAGATCGAGTTTAGGAGAAACGGCAAACCGGATGAAAAGATAAACACCGTCCTTCAATCCCCTTGGTTCTTCGATTTCATCGGAGATGTAATGGATGCCAATTTCTGGGGTTTCAGCCTCTTCCAATTTTATCTGGACGATAAAGGATGGATGAATTACGAGCTTATCCCGAGAAAGAACTATGATCCGGTACGAAGACTTCTTCTGCACCGCGAATCACAAATAACAGGCACCAGTATCGATGAATTCCGGGATACGCTTTTTGTCGGAAAGCCCCGTTCACTGGGCAAGCTCATGGACATTGCACCTTATGTCATATACAAGAGAAACGACATGGCGGACTGGGCGCAATTCTGCGAAGTGTTCGGAATGCCTATCCGTGAATATACTTATGATGCGGGAGACGACGAAGCACGCAACCTGACAGTCAAAGATATGGAGGAACAAGGTGGAATGGCGGCATTCCTGCATCCCAAAGGAAGTGAGCTGAAGCTGATTGAAAGTGCCGGAAAAAACGGCAGTTCGGACTTGTATAAGACTTTGTATGACACATGCAACGATGAAATCAGTAAGATCGTACTGGGAAATACCCTTACCACGCAAGCGTCCGAGCAGGGAACACAGGCCTTAGGAACCGTACAGGAAAAAGGAGAAAAACGCATCAACCAGGCAGACCGCATATCCATTCTGAATATTCTCAACTATGACATGACGGATATATTCAACAACTTTGGGTATAACACCTCGGGTGGTGAATTCTACTATGTTGAACCCAAGGAACTTACCGCCACACAGCAAATGGACATTATTACAAAAATGAAGAACCTGGACGTACCGGTAGGGGATGATACCGTCTATGAGATATCCGGCATTCCGAAGCCTGACAATTATGAACAGCTCAAACGGGAAAAGAAAGCTGTGGCAATGCAGATACAGAAACCATCTGAAGAACCGCCGCGCATTACACGGAAAGAGAAAGAGGAAGAGGAGAAAAAGGGATGGCTGAAAAACTTTTGGGATTTTTTCGTCAAAGCCCCGGAAAAAGGGGCTTTAGAATGGTAATGAACGGACTGTATGGAAACATATGTCCCTGCTGTCATTCGCTCAGAAACGCTGCGGCTGAAGGCATAGATATATCTCCGGAGGTGATCGCAAAAGTGTTGCGTGACATCTTTGAGAGGAAGTTCAGCGTAAAAGAGGATATAGATGAAGAGCTATATCTGGCAACGCTCAATATATTCAACCGGGCATCGGATGAAGGGTTTGGCAGGATTGAAACGAATAGCCCCGAACATGATTTTCTGGAGCAGATACGAAGCAACAATGAAGTATTTTCCGCTTTCCGGACACATCGGATGCAGAATGACATAGCATCACAGCTGCTCGACCAGGACGGAAAATTGAAGCCCTTCCGTAAATTTCAGGAAGATGTACAGGCTATCATAGGAGAATATAACACTAATTGGCTCCAGACGGAGTATGATACGGCGGTGATACGCGCACACCAAGCAGCGGATTGGAAGAAATTCGAACGGGACAGCGATATCATGCCTAACCTTCGGTGGATGCCTACAACCAGCGTGGAGGTGGATGAGGTACATAGGCAATATTGGAGTATCAGACTTACATTGCCGATCAATGACAGCTTCTGGCGCCGCCATCGGCCGGGAGACCGGTGGAATTGCAAGTGTAGCTTGGAACAGACGGATGAAGACGTAACTCCACCGGACGGCATACCCATAACGAATGAAAAGCCGGCCCCGGGATTGGACAATAATCCGGGAGAAGATGGTAAACTGTTCAGCAAGACACATCCTTATATCGCCAACGCGTATGAAGGAGCAGAAAAGGCTGTGGAGGAATTTCTTAAAAGACAAAGGAGATAGCATGGATATAAAGGAAGCGATAAGGATGTTGGAAGCCAAACGAAGGCTGATAGAAAAGACATGCAAGGATACCATACCTCGCAAAATTGGTGTAAAGGCTGTAAACCTGACCAATCAGAATTTCAGGGAAGGAGGATTTAATGACGGAGGGCTAAAACCCTGGAAGAGGACAAAGCGGCAGGATGACAGCTTTTACGGCAAAAAGGCCGCTTCCAAATACGGACCGTTACTCTCCGCCAGAAACCATCTGTCAAGAAGCAACGAATACGAAGTGCAGGTGGACGGGACTAAAGTCAGAGTAATTCTGAGCAATCCGGTGAGCTATGCCGCCATACATAACAAAGGCGGAATAGTGGAAAGCAATCCAAGGGTGACGCCAAAGATGAGAAAGTATTTCTGGGCAAGATACTACCACCTGGCGGGAATTAAAAAGAAAACGGGAAAGAAGGCCCGTAAACAGAAAGAAGAAAATCTTCCGGAAGAAGCCCTGAAATACAAGCGACTGGCTTTGACTAGGAAATCCACACTGAAAGTAAAGGCGAAGATTCCACAGCGGCAGTTTATCGGACAGAGCCAAGAATTGGATGAAATAGTGAGAACAACGGTAATAAATGAACTTGAAAAAATTTGGGAAAAATGACAGAGACATTATTCGGCGACATTCAAAGTCGCATTGCAGAAAAGATAGACTGGCTCAACGGCCAGGTGGATGAAGATTACGGCCAGCTTGAAATGCTATACCGGGAAGATGCCGATTCGGAAACATATCCGCTGACATTCCCGCTGGTGCTTATCGATGCGTCCACATGTACATGGACAACCTTGGGAGGGGTCGGAGCAAGCATTCAGAGCGGTATATGCAAAGTGGTCGTGAAACTGGCAATAGACTGCTATGACGACACACATTATACCAGCGGAACCGCAGGAAAGGCGCAGGAACGCATACAAAAGAGTACGCAGGTAAACAAGCTATTGCAGATGTTCCGTCCGGAAGGAGCGACAGGTCCGCTTCTGAGAACTTCCAGCAGAAACTATACGATGCCTAGAGGGATTAAAGTATATGAACATACTTACGAATGTAAGGTGAAAGAACAACTAATCCTTGAAGAGGGATAACTGGCGGTCGGAATGAACCCGGCGAGATCGGGGCGCAGGTTTAATCTCCATATTGTCAAGCATCCCTATATTGGCATGGATAATTGCACGTATGCGGTCTACACTAAGGAAAAACTCCTCCTCGGAAAGAATGCGGTAGGTGTCATCAAAACGGCGCCGGCGGACTTCCGTCCAATAATAATAACGACGCAATAGCGCCTCGTTACGCAACTTGATAAGATTTGAACTACGACCTTTTACCATACCCTGAGAACTAACTGAATGCAAATATACTAAAGATTTAATACTTATGCAAAAAGGAGGGTGATTAAATGAAAAACCCTCAACGCTTTCATTTTTAACTGCCACGTAAAAAACGAAACGACACACCGGTCTGACGTTGAGGATTGATTCTTAACGCAGATCGGTGCGTTTATGTTCACGCATCGGTAATAATTAACTATTAAGCCGGATAATTATGTATAAAAGTGAGGTTTTCGGAAAATTACTAAGACTGGTGGCAGAGGAGACGGAGGTTTCGGAAGAAAGCATCCTGGGTACCGAAAAGGACATGGAGACTACGGACGCACGATATGTCCTGGTAGTCTTGCTTGCAGAAGCGGGATTATACCCGACACAAACAGCCATATTGCTAAACCGGACATCACGGGGAGTACACCATCTGCTTGGCAGGAATATCACATCCCCAATGGTCCGAATCTATTTGGAACGAGTAAGGAAGAGGCTCGGAAGTGAAGTCTCGCAGACATCGCGATAAGTGAGTAAGTTTGCGCCACGGTTAATGTTGATCGTGAAACAAAGTTTTTCTATATGGAAAGTAATTATCTTACTTCTGGAGATCTCGCGATGTGGGACACCGCACGTGATGGACGTGGAAATTATGGTTGTGGCTGTGGTTATGGGTATCACGGTCGCGGTATGGCCGCTACAGGCATAGGCTTGGGCGCCGGACTTGGAGGCGCTGCACTGATTGGCGCGCTGGTTATCGGATGGGGCGTAAACCAGGCCTCCAAAGCTCGCATGAGAGCCGCCGAAAACGCAGCTGCCGGCAATGCACGCGCAATCGATATTCTTGCAGCACGCGCCATCCAGGATGACGCCCGCAGCAACAGCATCAATCTGGACGTGACACAGACCTTGCGCAACCTGACCGGAGCTACGGCACAGGGAGGCTCCGCAAGTGCGCTTGCTACCGCAGAAGCTCTTGCACTGCTCAACAACGGAGGTGGCAATGGATTAAACTCTGCCATCGGTGGTTGCAATTACTTGCGCGTAGCCCGCGTTTCCGGTTCACGCCTGTGCGGATGTGACACCTGCGGTAACGGTGAGTAATCATTTGAAAGCGGCATACCGGAAAAACAGCCGGATATGCTGCTTTCCTTATGTGAAAAGCTATGTTCGGAAAAAGTAAAATAAATCTCGGAATGATCAACCCATCCTCTAAGATAGCATTGAAGATCAGCTGCCTGCAAGCTTGCGGAAATGACGTGGACAAGGCTGAGAAACTGTACAAGTTCGTTGCTGAGGATATTGCCTCACTTCCGGACTTTGACGTCCAACCACCCACAACCATGCAAAGAGCTACGCAGAGTGTTAATTCAATGTTCGGTTGGGTAAAGGAAAACAGGGAAGACTTGTTGCAGGCATGGGACTTTATACAGGGAATGAGGGGCAATGCGTCACGTGTCGCCGCAGCCATGCCGCCGGTTGATGTTCCGCCCATACCATCACCGCAATGATGAAACCATACAAAGTGACAATCTATGTGTATGCTGATGATGAGCAACAGGTGAAAGACCTTGAAAAAGCCGCTTACGAATTTGTCAACGACAAGTATCGCAGTGGAATACTCGTTACGGCTAGCAAACTAGCGCATGCACTTGTCAACTATAAGAATAACTTTTTTGTCAACAAATTCTTAAAATAAACAATATGGCTAACGAACAGACCAGACAACCGCGCAACATCTTTGAGATGATCAACCAGAATGTGGTGGACCTGTCAAATGACGTGGTTGCAATCTACGAAAAAGTGGATGCAATCTACAAGGTATTGTATCCGGAAATATCTGAGCCTGACACTCCCGGCGCAGAAGAAAACAAGTAATAGGGGGTATTAAAACATTTATATTATGAGCTGTAATTGTAACAGAATCCATCCGGCAGTAATTACTCCGGTTTTGGCTGCCGGATCGGTAGCCTCGCCCTACTTTGTAGAGGTCAACATCACACAGAGATTGTGTTTTCCAACTTGTGCGGAGAATGCTCCGGTGTTCGATCCGAAGTTTTCCATGAAAGCGCTCGCAAACGTTGGAACAAGTCAGTATGTGGCAACTATCCACGTGGAAGGCATTATCTCTTACGTACCTTGCAATGGCGGATGCTGCTGTACGAAGCAACAGCCCCTGTCGCAGGATTTCACTATTCCGATTTTTTCGGCAACTACACCTACGTCAGTTACTGTAACGGCGGGTAATACCTCCAACATCGTAGCCGTATCCGGATGCCAGCAATGCGGAAGAACATTCGTAAGTGAAACCCCGTTGACGCTCACCGTGGCATGATGCATGTAGTGACAGCACTGGCGGCAATGGCGGCGGCAACACTGGCACAGCACCTCGGACTGACAGAAGCCATCGGGAAAGTTGTTTCACAAATTGCTAAATGCCCGAAATGTTGCTCCTTTTGGACCGCGCTTACGGCTCTGTGGATGGAAGATTGCAGCCTGCCATTAGCCGTCGGATTGTCACTACTCGTCGCTTACCTTTCCTTTTATTGGGGATTGGCACTCATTGTTTTACAAAAATGGTATAACAGGTTATGGGAAAAGATAAAGTAAACAAAGGCAAGGATGAAAAGAAGGAGCAACCCCAAAAAGCGGCCAACTTTACACCGGTGATAACGAAAAACGTATATAAACCGCTGCCACGTTTTGGTGGCTGCAAAAATTGTTGATTATGAAGCAATATAGCGAGATGTTGGAAGAAGCCAAGAATGCAGGGCTTACCAATGAAAAAATTATGTGGAAAAGCATTGCCGGCGTCAGTGAGATGCTGCAATTGGTTAAACGGGACCATCCTGAAATGTATTGGGAATTTATGCGTGAGCAACACGGTATCCTTTATGGAAACCATTACAATGAATCGTTCGCCATACATGATGTGTCCATGATCCGATATACCGACCGGATGGGAAAGAAGTGTGAAGGGCCTTACTGGACGCTTGAACAGATAGAATCGGCAACCAAAGGTATGGCATATCCCGCAGGAACAACCAAATGGGACAAATACGTCGCATTTAACGGATTTTATGCAGATACCTGCACGGTATTGGAGGAAGAGCAAATCATCAAGGCAGCTCACAAATTTTATTTCATGGATGAAGATGCACCACAAGGAAAGATTTGGCTGTACATGGAAGCAATGTACGATGCGAAATAAAAGAATAACACATCAGGATATGGAAGAGATTCTCCATAAAATAATACCCTTGGCCATTTTGGCAAGGGTATTACTGTTATTTACATAGTCAATACAATTATTTATGCCATTTCACAGATAGTTCTAATTCACTTCTGTCTAATATCCCAAAAGGATAACCGTAAGATCATTCACCCATCTTTTGCATAGTTTGCCATGTTGGCAAAAGAGCAGAAAGTAATTCACATACCCTGAATCGATAATCCTCAGGAGGTGTAAAGTTAGGGTTCTCATTACCAATAAACCATATCAAGGCTCTTACAAGATTACTCCAGGCTTCAACAGGATTACCACATGCATGTATTTTAATGGTAAAACTATCCTTATCAAAAACCACATAATTAAGCTCTTCCATAATAAACCTCCTTACTTAATTAATTCCATTCCTTAAAGTCTAATACTCCCTGCTGATTATCAACATCAATCTTATATTGATACATCGCATGCTTGTTCTGATTAAGCTGGTTTTTCAGTTCTATGTAACGACAAAGTCTCGTGCTCATGCGCCAAGAACCGCCAGTCCAAATGTATTCGTAAGGATAATGCGCCTTATAGGAATAGAAGGCATTAGGAGACAAACTATGAGTCTTACAGAAATCTTCCAGGGAAATAAATTGCCTATTCTCAAATTGGGTGGTTTCAGCGATGAACTTACGACCTTCCATTAAATCGATCAAGAGAGTATCGACAGCAATTGCCAGATATACGTCCAGCCATTGGGCAAAACGGACTGCAATACGACGGTCATATACCCATGTACCTTGCATTTGGGGGCTACCTCCTTGCCTAACTTCCACTAAATCAGCCGTTATGATTTTCTTCGAAACGGAAACAGCTTGTAGATAACACTGGGCTTCTTTTGTCTTCAGCCAATCATTGGGCAATTTGCCATAAGGTTTTGCCATCGCTGTAAGGTTTACTGCGAGACGCCCGTCTCTTACTTCCACCGGAAAAGTGGTTTTTCCTACCGTAATTACCTGTAATTCGGTAGATTTTTCTTTTTCTTGTTTCATGATTTGAATAATTTTTTAGCATGTGGATAGTTAAAAAGAACGGCATCCACTTCCCGCTGCTAAAGTCTTATTCACAGGCTTGCATAGACCATTACAATCTATGCACGGGGTTGAATGCCGCCATACTATGATGATTCACATAAGGACTAAAAAAGTCCACATGCAACGCATTAGACAGATTACTCCGCCCGTGAATAAAAAAACTTTAGCGCCGCAAATATGCAAATTCTTTTTTTAATATCCAACACGCTTGCTGTGATAATTTTTAATTCACTCTAAAAGTAAGGAGGTTTATTATGAATTAAACTTTGTTCCCGGATAGGCGATCAAACCACTCCGGGAGAAATATTTGAAAGACAATAACAGGAAATCAATCTACTTCTAATCTGTTATACTAAAAAAAATGTCCGAACTTAGTTGCCGCCCGGACACAAAAAAGGCGGTGAAGTGTTGAACTTACCGCCTTATGTTAGTTAAACTTGTTTAGGTAGATTTTCCTTCCCTTTTTCCAGCATCTCTTTAAAATCAATCCCTTCTTTTTTATCTTTCTCTGCAAAATACATGAACAAGTCAGCCCCACAGATATAACCTAAAAAGACATCTATCGTATAGTTTGTTATTCCTTCTTCTACGGCTTTAACTTGTTCTATTCTTATTTGTCCTTTTTGTGCCACTGCATACTTTGATAGGCCTTTTGATTCTCTAAATGCTTGCAATGCTTGTCCTAAGACTTCTCTGTAATTTTTTTTATCCATATCACCTAATATTAAAGTATTTCTTTATATAACTTTGGGACACTCCAGTCTTTTCAGACAAGGCTTTAACTTCAGAATGCTTGGCAAACCGTGACAACGAATATCCCTTCAATTTTTCATCGTTGCTTGTACGGTACTGAGCAATCAGGTCAGGAATAACTTTACAGGGAGAATCATCATCCACTTCTTCATTAGCATTCTCGAAAGTATGCATATCATAAGTACCATCTTTCCAATCGTTTATTACTTCTTGAAAGTCAGAAATTTCATATCCCCTTTTCTCACACACAGCCTCTATTTGGCTTTCAATAGAAAGAAGCTCATTACATGCAGACCTTATATAAAGGTAGATGTCATTTGAACCTCTAAGAGAGGTATTCGGCTCATGATCTGAAACTCTTACTTTTAATCCGTTTATTTGATAATACTTGCTCATATTGTTTATTGTTTTATTTCTTATGATGCAAATATACTACAAATATTTGTACTATCAAAGAGAATACTACAAATATTTGTATGTTGTATAACATTAAGCGGTAAATCCAATACGTCAAAGATCAACTATCGATTTTATAAGGTTCGGTTTATCTCATTTCTATTCAGTTATACATTAATTACTTTCTTCTATTGTTTCCAAAGGGCAATCTTCTGGTATAGAAGATTCGGTATCATTCAATAAGTAATACACTTTATTTCTGCCAAAGCAAACAGCTTTTAAAGCTTCATTCTTAACAGCAATCCTTTTATAAAAAGGGCAATTGCAGCACTTTTCTATTACTAATTTCTTCTTCATTCCTTTATAGATTTGAATATTATTTCTTTAGCTCATATATGTGCCCTTTATTCGGGCATCCCTTATCTTTCCTTATTATGGTAGGTTTTATCCAAATGAGTTTCGTTTCTAAAAGCCCTTTCCCATAAGGTTGATTCCTCCAATGTCCACGCCTCCAGTGAGGTTCTACTTCTCTTCCGGTACTCAATCTCTCATACTCGTTTTGCAGGTTTTGTCCAAGCAAGTGAATTCTGCTATACGACAGTTTGGATAGTTTTTGGGTTATCTTTGTACGTTTCCGAGACTTCTTTGTTTGTTCCAATTGTCGAAGCAGTTCGGTAGCTTGTTCGTTGGTGGATGTAACTTTAACATCGTTTCTAAAAGCGTTGATATAGCATATTGTATTCAGGATAAGTTTAATACTTTTGCTTATAATAGCAAACTCCATAGCGAACTCCCCACTTTTATCACCGCTTGCAATCTCATCACACCTATATTCTTCAAGCATTCTATCTCGCTCGGAAACGAAATCAATGAAACATTTACCCACCGTATCATTTTCAGGATCATCACAATCAAGACTAAACTCAAAAGCCTGTAGCCTGTCATCGTAAAGTGCGTTAGTCTGTTGTGAAAAATCATCCTTCGGACTTTTATAACACGTTATAAAATCGAAATATGTTCCACAATCCATTACATACGCTCCTTCTAAGTAATATTTTTCCAAGTTTTGATCAATGCGATTAACATCATATACAATATCTTTTACTTCTCCAAAGTGTATATACATTTCTTGATATGGAAGTAGTATGTCTCTAAATCTAACATTATCAACTTCCGTCTTTGAAAGTAATCGCACAAGGTTCGGTGGGGTTTCAAAAATATTACGCCCATGCCAAAAAATAATATGTCCATAAGCCAAGATATATTTCCTATCTATTTTTTGGGGAATTTGACCTGTTTCTTTCGTTAAGAAATTCTGCAATCGACTGCAAAATCCTTTTTCACTACGGAGTTCTTTTTTATCGAAAGACTTGATCATTCGCTTCGCAAAATGCTGATGATTCATATATCTATCTGGAAAATATTTGTTTTCGTTCATATTTATTTAGTTATACTCTATTTATCTCATCATTGATTCTGAACATACTGTCACTAATGAAGTCGTATATCTTATACATAAGTTCAGGTTCTTCCTTTTTCGGGGAGTAAACCATCACCCTTTTACCT